AGACTTTACTATTAACAATCTTCGTTTTTATGAAACTAAAACTTTCTTTAAACGTGGTATTCTTTCTACTGATAAAGAAAATTTTGTTTTAGGTTTCAAACTTCCAAATGGTGTTGTATCTCCTAAGTCTTGGAATAGCGCACTTCTTAGTGTTTCAGCACTGAATAACCCTGATTGCGCTATTGGTAAAGATGCTATGAAAGTCAAAGTTGAAGAGGTTTCTACTATGGAAAACTTTGATGAATTTATGGCTGTTACTGAACCTGCTATGCGTACTGGTGCTTATGTTACTGGTACTCTTATGGCTTGGGGAACTGCAACATCAGGTAATATGCAAAGATTTAGTGAAAACTTTTATGATCCTAAATCTTCTAATTTTATGCCTTTTGAGAATGTTTGGGATAAAGATTGTCGTCATGAAGTTTGTGGTTATTTTAAACCATATTGTTGGGGACTTGAAGGACAAGTTGGTGATAGGCAAGCTATGGACAAAGATGGTAACTCTAATGTTGAATTAGGTCTTACTATAGCTTTTGAGGAACGTGAAGATAAAAGAAAGAATAGTAAAACATTTGCTGAATATATCAATTATCTTGGGCAATATGCTAATATGCCTTGTGAGTCTTTTAGTTCTGCTACTGAAAATATTTTCACTAGTGAAGAACTATTAGAATGGGAAGAGCGTCTTCGTACTGATAATGCTTTTAATTTTTATGCAGACGGAATGCTTTTTGAAAAAGATAATAAAGTTATATTTAAAACTAATGCTAGAATACAAGCTGAAGGTGGTAAATATAATGTAGATTTCTTTGATTATATAAAAGGTGTTCCACGTAAAAGTAATGAACATCCTCATGGTTGTATTAGAATATGGTTTCATCCTCAGAAACATCCTTATGTAGATCAACAAGGTAATCAACTAAACGGAACACCTCCTGGTTTGTATTCTATTAGTTATGACCCTGTAGGTGTAAATAAAGAGAGAAAAGCTATTACAAACAAACACTCTCATAATAGTATTAAGGTTTGGATGAATCCGACTCCTTATAATGGTTTTAAAACAGCTCTTGTAGCTGCTTATTATGGTCGTCCTGAAGAACTTGAAGAAGCTGATAGAATTTGTTATTTACTTGCAAAATATTATAATTGTCTTGGTACTGTTGCTGTTGAGGTTAACCGTGGTGAAACTGTAAGTAATTTTAAGAAGTGGAAAGCACTTAAATATCTTATGAAAGATCCTGTTCAACTTTGGGATACTTCTTTGAAAGGTGCTGTAACTTCTACTTATGGTGTCAATATGGGTGGTGGTGACGGAGAAGGTAGTACTAAAAAATTAGAAGGTCTTCGTCTTCTTAAAGAAATGCTTTATTCTGAAATAGGCAAAGATGAACTTGGTAGACCTAAGAGATTCTTCCACACTATTTATGATTATCAAACTATTCTTGAAGTTAAAATGTGGAGTAGTAATGGTAACTATGATAGAGTTTCAGAAATGATTATGCACGCTCTTCAATGGAAATTAGTTGATATTGAAGCAGCAAAAGAACTTGCTCATCGTAAGCAAGTTATTAAGGATAGAAATAGTATATTAGAACGAGCTTGGTTTTAAATTATGAATAAAAGAAGATATTTAGATTCAGTTCCTCCTAGAAAAAAACCAAAGAGAAATCCATATACCGTTGGTGCTATGGTGGATGCTCTTTATAATGGTGCTTTAGAAGAAGAATTTATGGGACCTCCGGCTCATAATTATGATGTTGCTCAATCAGATGAATGGGCTGATGCTCATGGATATTATCCTGATGAAAGAGGTCATAGAGATGATAGAGTTAAAAAAGAAGCACATCCTAGTCATCCATCTAGAGGTACTTTTTATAATAATGGTAATGCCTTTGAGCTTACAGACAAAGGAATGCAAGATGTTAATTATATTTACTTTGGTCTTAACGATGGAGGACAAGATCCTCAAGCAATACTAACTCATGAAGGTGCTATAGTTCTTCCTGAGATTACTATAACTCCTGATGGTGGTTATATTGAAAATACTTATGATAATATTAGATTACATTATAAAAAGAAAAGAAGATTAAAAGATGGAGGTATTTATATAAAACCATCTCATAGAGGGAGATTTACAGCTCTTAAAGAAAGAACTGGACATTCTTCTACTTGGTTTAAAGAAAACGGAACTCCTGCACAAAAGAAAATGGCAACATTTGCTTTAAATGCTGCTAAATGGAAACACTAAATTATAACAATATGGAAATAAGTGCTAAAGAATTAAATGAACTTTTAGAAAAAGAATTTCAAAGAGGTAGGGATAGTGTTCAAAAACCTATTTCTACACCAGATATGACAAAACTTTTGATTGATAGTATTCCTAAAACTTATATACCACAAGCTTGTAAAGATTGTCCTAATCATCCTTCAAACGGAGGCAGTGGTAATTGTAACTGTAGTTTACCTGATGAAATAATTTATTAATCTTTTATTATGATTACACATTCTATTAATTTTCCACAACAACGTGTAAGTAGTGCTGAAAAGAATAAGCCTGCTTGGTATCAAAACTGTATTGATTATATAATTGATGCAGGTCTTTCTTTTAACGATAGAAGTGAAACTGAAAGAGAATTAGATATTCTTCATGGAAATATTCCTGATAGTTTCTATAGAAAAACATTAAATCCTTATAATGCAGCTAACGAAAAATATACTCGTTTTCCTGCTACTATGAGAAACTATGATATAATGTCTGATGTTATTAGACGTTATGTTAGTGAGTATTTTAAAGGTGTTCATGAGTTTGTTGTCGGTGCTAATAATCCAGAGATTGTTCTAAAAAAGGACGCTAAACTTAGAGAAGAGATTGCACTTATGGCTCAACAAGCTTTTAAACAAGAGTTTGAAAGACGTTGGGCTGAAATGCAAAATCAAGCTCAACAACAAGGTACTCCTGTGGAACAACTTAATCCACAAGAAGCTATGCCTGATCCTGAAGAATTTGTAAAAGATTTTAATGAGAATTATATTGATGAAGAGAGTAAACAAGCACAAGACCTTCTTGATTATATAAGAAGTGTAACTGGTGATACGCTTATTTATCTTTCTGCTTTTTTCAATCATTGTTCTCTTGGTGAATGTTACACATATAGTGATATTCGTGGGGCTGAGATATTTAAAGAAAATGTTCCTGTTCTTGAAGCATATCCTATTCCTAATGCTAATTTCTTTATTGAAGACCATGATATGTTTGCACGTAGGATGCTAATGTCTTATACTCAAATTATGGATATGTTTGATGATGTATTATCTAAAGAAGATAGAGATTTTCTTAATAGATATTATTCTACAACAGACATAGGAAATACTAGAACTCATTTTCTTTATAGTAATTATTTTGAATCATATCCTGCTGCTTGTGAGAAGTTCAATAAAGAAGAGAGAGATTTATTTAGAAAACAACCTGTTAATATAGCTGCTGAAAATAATAATTTATTTGAAGTTTGGCATGTTGTTTGGAAAGGTGAAGCACGTAGAGGTATCTTAACATATGTAAATGAGTTAGGATTAACTACTCAACGGGTTGTTGAAGAGAATTATACTTTTAATCCAGAAGCTGGTGATATTGATATTGAATGGGCTTATGAAACTCAAGTATACGAAGGATATCGTATTGGTACACGTTGGACCGGAGTTTATCCTATTAAAGCAAGACCTATAGTTTATCAAAGAGATGGTAAACTTCCTTATAATGGTATGATGGAAGTTCTTCCTTTGTTTGGTAAGTTTAGTATTATTCAACTTGTAACTCCATTCCAAGTTATGCGTAATATCTTTTCTTATCATAGAGAAATGGTAATTGCTAAGAATAAAATGCTTATTCTTCTTTTACCTGAGTCTCTTATTGCTGGTGCAGAAGAAGATAAGATTTATAAGATGGCAGCTGATGGCGTATTACTTGTGAATGATGAAGAAGATAGTAATTCTCAGAAGATGGCACAAATTAGACTTCTTAATGCTAATCTTGGAGATTACATTAATCAACTTACTCAGCTTATTGAAGCCATTAAAATGGAAGGTAGAGAGCTTGTAGATATGAATATGCAACGATATGGTGAGATTGCACAATCTGCAGGTCAAGCTACTACTCAAGAAGCTATTGCTCGTTCATCTATGGGCAGCGTTATTATTGTTGCAATGTTTGATGAAATGCGTAAACTAGATTATCAACGTGATTTAGATTATGCTAAACTTGCTTATATTGACGGTCTTCAAACAACATTCTTTGATGATAAAAAGAATCGTCGTTATTTAAGTCTTGATGTTAATTCTTATATAATGGCTACTTATGGTATCCTTGTTAAGAATGAACAAAAGGAACTTGATAAGATTAATCAACTTCGTCAATGGGCTTTTAGTGCTGCTCAAAACGGAGATTTAGAAGCTGCTAAAGCTGCTATTGTTGGAGAGAATGTAACTCAAATAAGTGCTGCTATTGATAAATTTATGGAAATTAAACGTAAACATGAAGCTGATATGCAGCAAGCAGAACAACTTATTAAGCAAGAAGAACTTAATAATAAGATTGCAGTTATTCAAGCACAAGGAGAAGTTGATGCAAGACTTCAAGAACAAAAGTATCAATATGAACTTCAACTTAAGTATATGGATGTTGATATGAGTTTACTTGCTCCAGGTCAAGATACTGCTGCTAGAGATAGACTTGCTCAATTATCTGAACAAAATAAAACTCGTCTTGCTAATGATAAATTAAATCTTGAAAGAGAAAAACTTCAATCAGATATTTATAATAAAGCTGCTGATAGACAACTTAAGCGAGAAGATATAGCAAGTAAAGAAAGGATTGCTAAAACAAATAAAAATAAATACGATA